ACATCAAGCCGGCGACCGAGACGGCACCGGCCGAGTTCAAGATCGAGCGGATCGGCGGGAGCATGAGCCCCGAGCAGCTCGAGGCGGCGTGGGCCGGGATCAAGGCCCGCCGCGAGGAGATGATGGCACGCATCCAGGAGCCGGTGGAGGCCAAGCCGGCCCGCCGGATCATCGGCATCGCCGGCCGGGCCGGGGCCGGCAAGAACACCGTGGCCGAGATGATCCCCAACTCGTCCGTGTTCGGGTTTGCGGACCCGCTCTACGAAGGGCTGGCCGCCATGCTGGGCGTGCCAGAAGACATGCTCCGTAATCGCGTGAACAAAGAGACACCGCTGGTCTGGCTCGGCAAGAGTCCGCGGGAGTTGATGCAGACGCTCGGCACCGAGTGGGGCCGCGGCATGGTGGCACAAGACATCTGGCTGCGGCTCGCGAAACGGCGGATCGAAACCTACGGCGGCACGATCGTGTTTTCGGACGTGCGGTTCGACAACGAGGCCGAGTGGATCCGCAACCAGGGCGGCGAGGTGTGGCTGGTGGAGCGTGAGCAAGAGACGCACCACACCCACAGCAGCGAAGCCGGCATCTCGCCCCACCTGATCGACCGCGTGATCGACAACCGCGGCACACTTGAGCAGACGCGGATGCTGGTCGAACTGGCCCTCCCCTTCCCGGCCAGCTGACCCCAAGGACCGACCGCTCCGTGGCCGCTCCGCGGCCCGTGGCACAACTGGACGCCCGTACAATAGCGGGAGAAGGAACGCGGCCGTGAGAACCCGAGAGGATTCGCAGTTTCGGCACACGGCCCGCGGTCGCGAGGCCATCGCCCGGGCTGGCGAGTCGGCAAACCACGTTCACGTTCCGACCTCGTCACGGGTCGGCGTCGGGGCGATCACCAGCCGCCGGGCCGAACCGTTGACGTTCTGGCAGCGGCTGGCCCTCGAGCTCGCCGGGGCCGGTGATCCATCGCAGGCCATCGTCCCGTTCTGCACCGTCGCCCAAGCCAAGCAGCTCTACGAAGAGGGAAAGATCCAATGATCTCCGATGCACCGCTGACCGTGGCCGCCAATGGTTCGACCTCCGCATTCGGCAAGGCGGCGGCATTCATCGAGACGGCCAAGGTCGCGGCCGCCGACGGGCTGACCTGGCGGGAGTTCGGTGAGTTGATGGTCGCCCTGCTGCGGCTGCTGACCGAAGCCTACGACGGCGTGGTCACGATGACCGGCGCGCAGAAGAAGGCGGCCGTGCTGGACGCGGTCGGCCAACTCTTCGACGCCCTGGCCGATAAGGCGGTGCCGACGCTGGCCTGGCCGCTGTGGGTGATCGCCAAGCCCGCCGTGCGGTCGCTCGTGCTGGCCATCGCGGCCGGGGCCGTGGAGCAGGTGCTGCCGCTGGTCCGCGGGGTGGCGTGATGCTGGCAGAACTGAAGCTCCTCCGCGAGTGGGCACCGGCGATCGGCTACGCCCGGCGGTACGCCGCGGCGGCCGACGTTCGCGAGCGTTCGCAGGTGGTGGCCGACGGCCTGGAGTGGGCCGCCTCGCGGACCGCCAGCCGGCTGGACGACCGGCTCGCCAAGCGGCTGGCCGCGGTGCTCCACACCGAGGAGGGCGTGGCCCTCGTCCGCGAGATCCTCGACATCCTCGACACGTTGCCCCAGGAGCCCGCCCCGTGAACGTCCTGCCATACCTCCAGGCTGCCGCCGGTGTCGGCCTCGTGATCTACGCCGTGGTCGTGCTGGCGCAGCGGGTGCGGCTGCCGCGGGCGGCCCGCGAGCGGGCACCGGTGGACGACCTGCGGCTCGTCATCGACCTCGCGGCCCGGCTGCGGGATAAGGGCCACCACGAGGCCGTGAAGGTGTGCGAGCAGCTGACCCACGAACTGCTGAAGCCCGCGGAGCCTGTCAAGCCGTGAGGCCGTTCGTCCTTCTCGCTCTGGGGCTGATCCTCCTCGCCGGCCCGCTGCCGGCGTGGCACGGCACCGCTGTGGTGGCGAAGACCGCGACGGGGGCGGTGTACGTCTACGAGAAGGACGCCACGGCCGTGCCGCCCGGCGTCACGGTCGGCCTCAACCGACTGAACCGCGAGCGGCAGATTCTGGCCACGCTCGTGGAGGCAGATGCCACCGACGGCGACGGCGACGTGCCCGACCAGTACCGGGCCGCGGTGGAGGCCGCCAAGGCCCGGGGCCTCCCGGCCCTGGTCGTGCTGTCGGGCTCGACCGTGCTGGCGATCGTGAAGGCCCCGACCGATGCCGACGCCGTCGTGAGGGCCGTGCCGTGATCGACCAGAAACTGATCGACGTTTTCCCGGCCGAACACGACGGCTACCCCGACCACCTCGCGGCCGAGGACACGACCGACGCTCTGCGCGACGCCTGCGGCAACGCCTCGCGGGAGTTCCCCCGGGCCATGTGGATCGAGCCCCGCGAGTGGGCCGAGCGGGCGGCCGAAAACGACCGGCATGGCCTGTGGGCGATGAACTACATCGACCGGTTCACGAACCAGCACCCGACCCACGAATGCACGGCCCACTCCCTGCGGGCCAACCTCGAAGCCGCCCGCAACCGGGCACGCGGGCTGATCTACGGCGGCCCGCAGGTGGGCGAGCGGTACGCCGAGTCGGGGGCGGCCGGCAGCGTTTGGTTGTCGCCATTGAGCGTCTACGCCGAGGCCAACCCGGACCGCTGGGGCGGTGCGAACGTGCGGCAGGTGCTGGAGATCGCCGTCCGCCGCGGGATGCTGCCCGACAAGGTGCAGCCGCGGGACTACGCCTTCCGGCATTCGCTGACGGGCACGAGCGGCCGCGGCAACAACAACCAGAGCGGCGGCCAGTGGGTGCCCGTCTCGCGGTTCCCCGAGGGCTGGCAGGAGACGGCCCGGATGTTTCGCCCGCTGGAGGTGATCTTCCCCGAGTCCTACGAGGAGGCCGTCTGCTGTGTGCTCCACGGCCTGGTCGTGAGCGTGGGCCGCAAGGGCCACGCGGTGCCGTGGGCTCGGTGGGTGGCCGACCAGCGGCTCATGGGATATGCGGACAGCTACGACGTGGTCAGGTACGACTCCGAGCGGACCGCCAGGTCGGCCTGGCGTGGATCGTTCGCCATCGCCAGCTGCACCCTCCCCGACGATTGGAGCCGGCCGGCGGCCGGGTGACCATGCGAACGCTCGCCATCCTCCTGGCCTTGTTCGCGGCGATCGCCGCCGGGGCCGAATGCCCCAACTGCCACGGCGAGCGGATCGTCGGGCCGGCCCCGGTGCGGCTCCCCTGCCCCGTGTGCGACGGCAGCGGCGAGGTGCCCGACAAGGTGGCGGCCGAGCCCGCCCACCGGGCGGCGGTCGTGCGGGTGACGGCGGCCGACGGCAACGTGCGGCACAGCGGCAGCGGCGTGCTCGTGAGCGTGACCGGCTCGCATGGCGTGATCGTCACGAACTGGCACGTCATTCGGGACGGCAAGGACGGCGTGGTGGTGAAGTGGCCCGGCGGCACGATCACGCCGGCCAAGGTGAAGGCATCCGATACGGTGTGGGATCTCGCGGCCCTGGCGGTGACGAACCCGCCGGCCGCCCCGGTGCCGGTCGCCGTCCAGGCCCCGCGCGTGGGCGACCCGCTGACGATCGCCGGCTACGGCCCGGACGGCAAGTACCTCGAGCAGGCAGGCCCCGTCACGCTCTACGCCTCACCGGGCCGGGGGCGTGGTGTGCAGCCGCAGCTCGTGGAGATGAAGGCCGCCGCCCGGCAGGGCGACAGCGGCGGGCCGATGCTCAACGCCGACGGCCATGTGGCCGGGGTGCTGTTCGGCTCGGCCAACGGCCGCACGATCGGCAGCTGCTCGACGCGGGTGGCGGCCTTCCTCGCGGGGGCCGACTGTGCTGACGGGAGGTGTGCGAAGCGATGACCGACGCCGAATTGCAAGCCGCCCAGGATGCCGCCTGGCGGGGACTCGCGAAGAACCCGATCCGCCGGGCCATGCTCGGCCGGGAGCGGTGCGATGCCATCGTGCGGGTGGCGGCGGATGAGCTGGCGGCGGTTCATGGCGAATACGAAGCCTCCGTCCGTGCCGCCGGCCTGTCTGCCGTGGTCGTGCATGGCGACGACCTCCGCCGGCGGGTCGAAGCCCGAGTCCGCCAGACCTACCACGAGCGGGCAGGCTTCGCCTTCATGACGCTCGTGATCGCGTGGGCGATCTCGGCAATCGTTCAGGTGTTGGTCCAGAGGTGGCTCGATTCACGGGGGCAGCAGCAGTGACACAGCAGACTCGCGACGTGGTGGACGTTGGGATCAAACTCCTGCGGGAGTTCGGGTTTCCGTGCTTGGTGCTTTCGGTCATCGGCTGGTGGGGCCAGATGGCCGCCGTGGCCCTCCACGAGACGGTGCTGGTGCCGGTGGTCGAAAGCCACACCACCTTCCTCCAGGCCACAAGCGACACGCTTGCCACGCTCTCCAAGGCCCAGGAGCGGCAGGCCGACACGCTCGAAGAGCTGGCGGCCGGGCAGAAAGAGATCCGGCAGGTGATCGAGAGACGCTGATGGACAACCTACGAGCCCTCCAATCCCACGTTCGCAGCGTCCTGGCCGCACGGGTCCAGTACGCTCAATCCTGGCGTGTGGACGAACTGACGCGGCTGGTGGTCCGGTACTGGCCCCATATCCACCTGGAGGAGATCGAGCGGCTAGGGGGGCCGAATCACCGGGACATAGATCACACCATGACGCTCGTGCGGGCACAGGTCCGCGAGCGGTGGGAGGCCGTCCACGGCGTCGGGCCGTTATGGCCGATGATCCTCGGCGGCACGGTCAGCAACATCTGCCATGTGATCCTCGGCCTGTGGTGGCGGGATCCGAGTTGGCGGGAGACGCTGCGGGAGATGGAGACCGTAGTAGACTGACGGCACCGCATACGCCGGCGCGAGCCCCCATTCGCAGCCGGCAGCCGCGCCCCGGGTGGGGGTGAATCCCGGGGCGCGGCACGACATTCACCGCCCGAACGCCACGACCAACTCGATCAGGTCGTGGACGGCCCGGGCCAGCCGGGAGTCGGTGCCAAGCTCCTGGCCAAGCCGGATCAGGACCAGGGTGTGGACGAGGGAGGACCAGTTCAGGCGTGGCATGGATTGGCCTCCATCTTCTTGGCCGCCACCGTCAGGTCTTTCAGTACCTTTGCCAAATCGTCGTGCCTATACAGGCACATTTTCACGCGGCGACGCTCGCGGCCCCGCTGGTTCAACGAATCGACTCCCTGCGGGATGATGACGTTCCACATTCGCGGGGCCTTCCGTAGCCGCACCGTAACGAGCGTCGTGCCGTCGTCTTTGTTCTCCCCGCTCCACCCGATCATCATCCACTGGCCGCGCCTCATGCGGCCGATTTTGCGAGCGTTCAGCGTGCCGGCAGCTTGGTAAATCCGCCACATTCGCCGCCGTGCCCACGCGGTCGGCACAGCGAACGTCTTCACGAGTTCATCCATCACGTCATCTCCGGCGGCTCAGGTAGGGGCATCCACGCGACGACGCTATCCCACAAATCAGAACGATGGAAATCTACCGGCGCTGGCTCGTGTTCCATAAGCCACTTCACGGACGGCTGCTCGCTGTCTTCTAGGCCCCACGTTTCAATGCCGCGGTACGCAACGCATGGGCCGGCTATGTTGCACCACACGAGCACGCGGACGCCATCGTCCGGCAGCCGCTCATCGACCGAGATCCACTGCGGGATCGACGCCAGGGCATCGGCACACAGTCCCTTGGCGAACGGGTCGCGGCCCTCGTAGGAGTAGATCGAGAGCTGCATGAGAAACATCCGCAGGTCTTTGTGGAACTGACGCTCGCTCATGCGAAAACCTCCTGTGCCAAAAGCTGGGCCGGGAACGCCGCGACGGGGCAGTCTACCGGGCGGATGATCCACTGGTATTGCGAGCCATCCGGGTGCCGCGACGGCGGCAGGACCGATTGAGCGGCCCGGCCCCCGATGCGGATCTCCAGGTCGTCGGCGTGGACGACCGCCGCGGCCGGCATCCACGGCTCCCAGCGAAACAGCCGGTGCTCGCCACGGGCCGACCGCCAGGTGGGCGTGGGGATGTCGAGGATCCCGAACGCGGCCAGCTGCTCCCGGCCGGCGGGGTCGTCGTACTCGACATCGACCACGCCGGAGGCGGGGCCGAGGAGGAGGCCGACGTTCGAGCCGGCGGCATACCAGGAGGCGACGGCCTCCAGGTCGCCGGTGGCCTTGGTCTGCCAGCCGGCCCCGAGGGGCCGCTTCTCCCGGCGGGCGAGCCGGACGAACCGGCAGCCGAGATCGGCGAGGTGTTCGAGGTCAGGCGACATGGCGGGACTCCTTGGCAAGTAGGGCTTGGATCTCACGGGCGGCGGTGGGGGCGTCGAGCCAATCGGTGGTGGCCGTGGCGGTCACGACCTGAAACACGGGCGGCCGACGCTGCCAGCCCTCGCGGCCGTGGGGCATCATCACGAGGTCGCACGGTGCCCAGCAGTAGACGTGAATGTCGGGCCGGCCGATCCAGCGGCATTCGCCGCTGGTCATGCGGTAGAGCGTGGCGATCATGCTGCCGCCTCCATGCGATCGCACAAGGCGAGGAACTCGGGAGAGGTCATCCGCTTCTGACACTCCGCGAGGGCCGCGGCGAAAACGGTGTCGGCCTCCGGCCGGAAATCGTTCATCAGGCCGCAGCAGACGTTCGCGAGCACGTCGGTCGGCAGGCATTCGATGCGGGCTTCGAGGTTGGTCATGGTTTGGGCTCCTGTGGTGTTTTGAAGTGCCACCCGTTTCGGACCTGTCGCCTGGCCGGGTGGCCCCACCTTGAATCGTGTCAGCGGCACCAGTAGTCGCATGAGATTTTGAGGGCCACGTCCCAGGCATACCCGAACTTGCGTTGAAGGTAGCGGGCCTCGTCGATGCCGCTGTCCCAAAATCCGCTGCGGCGAAGTTCTCGCAGCATTTCGGCCACCTTGTTCTCGATCCATTCGTTTTGGCTGGTTGTCATCGGTTCGGCTTTCGTCTTGTGGTCGTGTTGCCCGCCGGCCCTGTGCCGGCGGGCGGGTGGCGGCGTCACTCGCCGCGAAGCTCGTGGTACAGCGAGTCGATCAGGCGGTCCGCCATGCCTTCGCCGCAGACGGCGTCGAGGGCCTGGCGGACGTTCATGCCTTCGGCGACCTTGGCCAGGATCATCATGCTGATCTTTGCTTGCTTGGTGGCGTCCATCGTTCCATCTCCCGGTTGTCGGCCGCGGGTCTCAATCGCCCGCGTCATGCCCTAACAATAACCGCTATCGGCTATATGGCAAGGGGGGCTTTCGGATTTTTTTCGGACCCCTGAAAACCCCTGGAAAACTAGGTCTTTTCGCCTGTTCCACGGGGTCGGCCGAGCGTCGGGTGCCGCTGGAAACCGACGGCCGATACCCGGCTCACGATCCAGTTCCGGCCGACCTTCGTGGCCATGACTGTACCGGCGTTCACTAGCAGCCGCATATGCCGCTCGGAGACGTTCGCTAAAGCGGCGGCCTCGGGCAGTGATACCCACTCGGGAAGGACGGACGGCAGTTTCGGTTTGCGTGGCATGGGGGAAAGATAGCCGATAGCGGGCACGGGTCAACCAGCGGAGAGTGGCCGCGGGGACACACCACGGCGGGCCGCCGCAACCTGGGCCGGGTCGACATAGGCCGTGTACGCCAGCCGCGATCCGGGGGCGTGCCCGAGGTGCCTCGGTGCCGCGCCCGGCTCTTGGATCTCGACATCGGTGGCCCCGGTCCTGCGGATCCACTTCCACGTCCCCGACCGCACCCCGGCACGTCGCACGAGCGTGCGGACCTGATCGCTGAACGTCTCGTGCGAGCCCGTCCACGGCGTCACCAACTCCCGCGGGCATCGCTCCAGTGACGACCGCAGGGCCTCCAACGTCGACTCCGCGAGCCGGCAGACGGTGAACCGGCCGGTCTTGTGCTGGTCCCAGACGATCATGCCGTCCTCCGTCACCTGATCGACGCGAAGCCGGCGGACCTGGTCCTCCCAGCGGAGGCCCGTGTCGTAGGCCACGCGGATCGCCAAGGCCCACCACTCCGAACGCCGCAGGCCGCAGCGGTGCCACCGCGGCATCGTGGCGCAGGCCGCGATCAGCCGCTCGATCTCCTGCCGCGTCCAGGCGACCGGGGCCTCGATCGGTACCCGCACACGCCGCACCCGCCGCATGAGCGACACGGGATCGTGGAAGCCATCGTCGACGGCCGACCGCCAGAGCGCCAGGATCATTTGCCGCTTCGACCGGGCCGTGTTCGGCCGGACGGTCTTGCCGTAGTCGGCAAGCCACGCGGAGACGAGCTGCGAATCCAACTCGTCGATCCGCACGGGATGCCCGGCCCAGCGGTCGATCAACCGGACGGCGATTTCATACTGCCGGATCGACTGCCGCTCCAACGGGTGCGTCAGAGCGTAATGGGCGACGTAGTCGGCAAGTGTCTGCGGGTCAGTGGGGCGGATCATAGATGCACGCCAACGTAGTTCGCATCCATCGCGAAAGCGGCCGCTTCCTGCGACACCGTTGGTCAGAGATTCCAAAAAATGTAGTCACAATCAAAAAAATCCCTACAGGGGGACCGCCCCCCCACATACCGCATCGGTCTACGGAACCGAAGGTTGAAGGTTCGAGCCCTTCCGGGTGTATTCGGCACCGCCGTTTGGAGGATAGGACTGCGGCGGAGCCGGGGCAAAGAATGGCACCGGAGGGCCTGGAAATGGCG